AAATCTTCTGCCTCCATATCATATCATTAATCAAACTAAACCCATTACTATGAACACCACTACTTTCTATACCAATAATTTTATCACCAGGTTTAATAAGAGATCCATCAATTATCTTATCTTCTTCTACAATACCCGTACAAAATCCTGCTAAATCTAAGTCCCATATACCTGCAGCACTGGTAGGTTTAGGATGTTCAGCAGTCTCCCCACCTAGGAGATCCATCTCAGATAGATCACATCCCTTAATAATACCATCTATTATATCAGACAAAATAACCTGATCTAATTTGCCCGTAGAAATATAATCAAGAAAATATAAGGGTTTAGCACCACATGTAATTACATCATTAACACACATAGCAACAAGATCTATACCAATAGTTGTATAGTCATTAAGAATTCTTGCTATATTAATCTTAGTACCAACTCCATCAGCACCGGAAACTAATACAGGATTTTTATATCCTGATGGAACTTTCATCATTCCATTAAAACCACCAATGTTAGGTGCTTTCTCTTTAATCTTTTCTACAAAACTATTTCCTGCTTCAATATCTACACCAGAATCTTTATAATTCATTTAAAGACATTCTTAATAACATTTTCAATATGCAAGTTCCCATGTATATAAAGCATTATTGCAAATAAAGGAACAGAACTAAAGAGAACACCTAAAGATATTAACATCTTATGTTCACTTTTCATACATCGCCTTCTGCACGATTCTCAGATTGATAAACATCAAATGTTCCTTCTGAATAACGAGCACTCAACTTCTCTACATTCATATCAAGAATCTCATTGAAGTTAGTATCCAATGCCATACAAGCCTGAGCCATATACCAACAGATATCACCTAGTTCTCTCTTAAGATGATAGACATTCTCTTCATTATAAGGTTTGCCTTGAAGGATAATCTTCTTTACTACCTCAGTAAACTCACCTGCTTCTGCACTCAACCCAAATGCTGCTGTAACTAGCTGGGATACATTACAATCATCTTCCAATTCCAACTTATTCATCCTAGTTAGAAGTGCTGCATAGTCAAGACTTTCAGGACTTGTGGTTTGACGCACAAAGTCAACATACTTATCAGAATCAATTTGCTTTGTCATATCAGAATTTAAATCCGTCGAATGATTTTTTAGGTTTTTTCTCTTCCCTAGTATACTCCTCTTCCTGCCCACTGTCAACAATATCTTCTTGAGCACTCTGCTCACAATCATACAATCTCATCTTAGCACGATCAATACCTACCATAAATCTTTTATAAATTGTAGGATCATTATACCGATTCTTCAATTGTTTTACCATTATCTGATTCAATCCCTCTAAGTCATCCGTAGAAATAAGGGCGAACATAAGATCAGCAGTAGCAGGGAGTCCAAAGGATTCACTGGTGTCAGTAAGTTCAACATCACTACTCCCGTAACCACCCCTAGTAGTTTGAGTAGCGGATACGATTGGAAGGTTTGTCTCCACGGCAAGTCCGCGAAGTTCTTCTGCAATTGCTTTGATATACGAATAGGAGTTGACTGTTGAATTTCCACGGTATCTAGAAGAGGCACAAATATTTAAGTAATCTATGAATATTATATCAGGTCTAAACGATTTCTTCAAGGCAAGTTCCTGAAGTAATGCTTTAAAATGTCCAGAATGAGCAGATGCAGTAGGATACTCTTTGATAATTAATGTACCCTGAGTCTTCTTAGCAAGATTATTTACCTTACTTTCAAACATCTGCTTAGGAAGATCTACTATATCTTGTATCGGGACATTAAGTAGATTAGCATCGATCCTCTCCGCAATCTTTTCCTCTGCCATTTCGAGAGTGATGTAGAGGACGTTCTTTCCCTGGAGCAAAGTTGAGCTTGCCACATGACACATGAATAAAGATTTTCCAACACCTGTGCCAGCGAGAGCAATGTTGAGAGTCTTATTCGGTAAACCGCCTTTCGTAATTTTGTTGAAGTATTCGAGATCAAATTCAATCTTGTTTTCTTTCCTGTGGTAGGACTCATAACGTTCTTCGTAATCAATTAAGTAATCGTGCCCAATATGAGTGTCGAAAGATACTGCAAGAGCATCGGATAGTATACTAGGTATTGCATCTCTTCCTTTAGACTCATCTGCCTTCCCATCAGCTAATTGAATAGACTCCATCAGTGCTATGTATATAGCACGATCTCTACACCACTTTTCAGTAGTATCAATTAACCAATTAAACTCAGCAGGTTCATCCTCAAATGAAGTAATTAACTGTGCAATTTCTTTAAAAGAAGTATCATTAATATCATTACGTTTTTCAGTCTCAATACATAATACTTCCCTTGTGGCAGGTTCATTATACTCCTCCACAAATTTTAAAATCTCTTCAAAGACAACCTTCTGGTTAAAATCTTCAAAGTATTCTGCTTTAATAAAAGGAATTACCTTACGAACATATTCTTCATTATATAAAAGATTTCTAAGAATTAGAAATTCAACTTTCTCCATAACTAAATTCCTTTTGTGCTATCTCATCAAGGGCTTGCATCACATCTGGAGTAAAATACTGCTGTGGGTCTGCCAATATTTGTTTGGCGTATAACTTTTTGCCATTGATTTCGTATCTTCCGGCAACGTTTTTCCAGAGTCCCCCAATCTCACCCAGTTCCAATAAACCATAGTAACGGTCAAGACCACGATCATCATAATAGAGACGTATCTCAACTTGTTTGTTCTCCTTACTTAAACGAGATTTGTGAGTCTTAGCTTTGATAATATTTCCGATGACTTCTTTTCCATCTTTTTCTTTTTTCTTGCTGAGATAAATGATTGTACTTGCTGCGTACTTGAGTCCACTACCTCCGCCCATTTCTTTCGTTGGTACATAAGCTCCGATGACATCATATGTGTGATTTGTGACAATGAGCGGGACATTCGCTTGACCTAATTTAAGAGTTAACATTCTAAACGCACCTTTGACCAATTGTGATTTGGTCATATCACGGACTTGTTTGTCGTTCAGTACATCCGTGATTTCTTTCTCAGTTGAAAGCATTCCTAAAGAGTCTAGCACAAACATGCAAGGTTTGCGATCCTCTATAGACATTTGAAGATATTTATCAATTGCCTTAAGTGCCTTTGATCTAAACTCCTCAATCGTTACTACATTAATAACAACAAATCTCTTTAAATCAATACCCCTACTTTCTAAAAGTGCCCTACTAATGCTAGCCTCAGTGTCAAAATAGAGTACATAAGCGGAGGGATTATTATCCAAGAAGTTCTTGACAACGGCGAGAGAGAAAAAAGTCTTTCCAGTGCTAGATTCTCCAGCAATGGCAGTAATGCGATTAGAAGAGACACCCCCAAATATACTGCCTGAGCACAACCCATTAAAGATATAACTTCCTGTATCAATGGATTCTTCGACAGAACTAATCTCATCCGCCAACTTCGTGAAGTCGTCACCAATTTCATCTATAATATCCTTTAAAAAATCCATTAATTCTCCTTTAAATCTTTAAGTGGAAATGTAATCATCTTATCCCATGGAGTATGTCCATCCATAAGAACCGCTGCTCTATCACCACTTATCCTCTGAACAAATCCAACATACCCATTATAAATGGAATTTGGATTTTTAACAACCACATTAGTTCCTGGTAAAATCATTAGATAACCATCTCTTCTTTTTCATTCTGCTCCCTATCTTCTTTTATTTCTTTTAATCTATGAAATAATGCAGCATCTCCACCCAAAGCTAAAGCTTTGATAATAGTATCTAATTCTTTATCGTTAATAGGTAAATCCATTAGGAAAAAAATAACTCCAGGTTTACGGTTTTCTCTACATTCCAACCAATCGCATCTAAAATAGTTTTGAGTGGTTCTAAGAAAGCTTTATCAAATTGTAAATCATAATCAACATACTTGTCAAGACCAATTTCATGCGGAAAATCCTGAATGAACGAAATAATATTCTCATGAATAATATTTGGTTTTTTCAGATAACAGAATTTGATCTTTTCTCCATTCTGAATGAGTGAATATTTATTATCCAACTTATGCTTCTTAACATAATGATTATATAACAAAGCACCCCGTATATGTATAGGAGTTCCCTTAGCATATATTGTAGAATGTGCCTGATACTTAACTACATCAGATGCTGAACGAGGGAATGATATTTCCTCAGGTGGAAGAGTTCTAAACTTCTTACGACTCTTATCAATAAAGTTAATTATATCATCCTCAGTCCCACTCATCATAAGTTTAAGAGCATCTTTAATCATAGTTCTACAAGGTGCAGGTGTTGAAGATTTAACTGCCTCAATACCCATCATCTTCAGTTTGGGTTCTTCATACCTAACACCTTCACTATCCCATACATTAAGAATATACCTCTTCTTAGCAGTCCATATACCTCTATCGGCAATATTCTCCCTCTTCATAAACATTTTTTGGTCATAGGCATTTACGTATTCCGCCAGTTCTTTGTAAGAACTATCAATATACGGCTCAAATTCCATCTCACAGATCTTATTAAGGAACGTGACAATGCCTTCACTAGTTTTCTCTCTCCCTTCGTATACACGGTCAACCAAAGGACCCAAATGAAGATAAATGGAATCAGTATCTGAAGCAATAACATAATCAATATCCTCCGTTTTAAGAATCTTATTCATTCTCTCATTCATCTTATTCTCAATCCAACGGATAGAGACCTGACCAGACAAAGTAATTGCCTCAGCATTTGCTAACTTATAATATCTAAAGTAAGCATTACCTAAGGCACCATAAGCAGAGTTCAGTGCAATCTTCTTTGCCATCTGAATATTATTACAGCGAGCAATCTCTTTCTCCAATTTCTTAGTAGGAGTTTTCTCATATGCTTTCTTTGCCTCAATCATTTTCTTCTTGAAGACCACACGGTCTCCATACATCTTATCCATCAATTCGGGCAAGAATCCCCGCTTTGACTTGTCAAACATAGCCCCGTTTGCACAGGTAGCGAAATTAGGGTCAGGACTGAAGTTTCCACTGAGGATCGACTCAACATTAACACTGGGATGAGGGGTCTCCTGTAATGTCTCTGGCGAAATATTGTACTGCATGATAAGATGAGGGTAGAGAGAATTAAGGTCAAAGCTAACAACCCAATCATACCTTCCCGCTTTCGGTTCTTTGACATAAGCCCCTGCATATTTTTCTCCTTTTGCTGTTTTATTCTTTGGTGGTATTACAATATTGCGCTTCTTAAGATAATTGTAAATGATATTATCCCACATTCTTACTTGATAAAACACATCAGCATAATTAACTTTAGCATCATATGCCATAGTTAATGCAAGTTCAATCAATTTCATCTTGTCTTCCAATCGGTCAACAAGTTCAACGTCAACAATATTATATTCGATAAACTTCTGCCATCCCTTATTATAGAAATCCTTAAAGGTTTCAAACTCAGAGTGGTCAAGTTTTTTCTGTCCTAATTCTACCTCAGCAATGTAATCTAGTCTATAAGATTCTTGCGCTTTGTAAGTAAATTTCTTATAAAGGTCAAGATAATCTAGTTGGGTTACTCCCCCAACATCAAATACCTCATGCCTACGACCCATAATATAAGTTTCATTATCACTCACAAGTCCCCAAGGTGAAAGTCTCTTCATCAACTTCTCACCAAGAACACGTCTAAGACGCTTAGCAATATATGGAATATCATATAATTGAATGTTCCACCCAGTAATCACATCTGGAACATCTACCATCCAATAGTTAATGAACGAATTTAAGAGTTCATATTCACTAGGACAATAATTATATGTTACATTGCTCTGCCCATTATTAAACGGTTTAACTCCCCATGTAATAATTTTTTTTGTTGTATAATCTTGTATGGTAATAGCAAGAATCTCTTCCTGGCACGATTCAACATCAGGGAACCCTTGCTCAGACGCAACTTCAATATCCAAAGTAACAAGTTTAATCTTGCTGATGTCAAACTTGACCTCATCCTGAGGATATTTCTCTGATATGTATTGGTAAATATACCGATCATTCCCGTATATCTCAAAGCCCTCAACATCTTCGTACTTCTTATAGAAGTCTCTACAATCCCTAACCGTTCCTGGATTAATAGACTCAACTGATTCTCCGCTTAACGTTTTATATTTAGTTTTCTTTTTAGATTTTACAAAAAGTTCAGGAAAGAACTCATCCCTATGTTCATATCTCTTACCACCATCAACACCTCTCACCAGGAATTGATTCCCGATTAGTTGAACATTGGTGTAGAATTTCATTATTTAAGAAGGTTTTGATACTTTTCAAGTAGAGTGGGCATTGGATCACAAAGGGTAAGGATTTTATCCGAACCCATCATGAATATATCATCTTTAGTAACAGTTAACAAAAAAGGTGTTAATAAATTATCATCACCAACAACAAATGGATTTATTAATTTACAATCAGGTTCTCCAATATCAGCAGAACCAACCTCTTCAATCTCACTAATCAGAACTTGTTGATTCGTCAGAGCTAGAATCTTTATCGTCTTGTCCATGGTTTAAAATGTCCTCAATATACATTTCTTTTAAGTTATCTATGGGCTCTACCATAGTGATTACCCAATCAGTAGTAATGGGAACAGTTTTTTCTTTAGATAAAGGCATCCAAGGAAAAAGAGAAACTTCAAATCCAGTTCTTTTAGTATCTCCTTCTTCAGTTTCTATAGTATTTTGATTCCTCATCTTAACTATACAAGCCTTTTTAAGAAAATATCCTATTACCCTTTTCTTATCTTCTTCACCTACTACCATCTCAGAAACATCTGCGATAACATCCTCGCCAGATTTGAGAAGCATTAGTCTAATGGTCATAATCTTTTTTTACCTCCATATATTTTACCAATAAAAAAGGGAACCGTCAAGCAGTTCCCCAATGAAATTTAGAACCAATCCTTACGTTGATGATGGTCTGGAACTATCTTGCCCAATACGACTGTGAGGAGTCCATTGTCAAAGCTGACGGATCTAACCTCTGTATCATCAGAGAGCGTCCAGTGTCTGCTGAAGGAACGTTGGGCCAGTCCTTTGTAGACAAATTCTCCATCTGCTTCCTTAGTTTCTTTTTCGCCCTCCACATATAGTTTTCCAAACTCCGTGTAGACTTTGACTTCTTTTTCTTTGAACCCCGCGAGCGCGATTTCCAATCTCGATTCGACATTGTTTAACTGTACTAAATTATAAGGTGGATAATTAGAAGATGTCTCTACATTATCCCAAAATCTATTGAGATAATCATCCATTCCAATGCTGTTTCTATTAATCTTCTCAAATAAATCAGGAAGATTTGCAGCGTGATACCTGGCTAATGTGCCCATGATAGTAGCTCCTTTAAAAGCGAGTTTGTGTTTTGTGGACCCCGAAGGCATCCATACTTATTTATAGC